ATGAATATCCCCCAAACCCAAAATGAAGATTACGGATTTTACGGTACTGTTGCCCTGCATCATGACCGTCCGCAGGCTTTGTGGAATATTGCGGTAGCAGGAATTACCGCCGCTACCGGCGAGTTTGCCGAAGATGTGGCTTTATTTTTGGATACGCGCCACGGTCGGCATTTTGCGGACGATGTCGTCTGCGGTTTGGCAACCGGCTTAGATGATGGTGCGGCGGTAGCGGCGGCGTTGGACAGATGGCTGGGCTGGTCGTTCGGCAAAGATATGGCTCGGGAAACGGGGTTGCCTGTGGGTACGCCTTATTTGAAAGCTTTGATTGTTGTGGTGGCGTGTAAATGAATAAGCAGCATTGAAAGCCGCTTACGAAGCGGGTTATCGGGCAGCGGAGAAGAAAAAAGTGTAACAAAAGCGACGGCAGCGTCGCTTTTGTTTTGCCTGTTTCAGACGGCCTACCAGTTGCAGATGACCAGCTCGCCGCTGGTCTTTTGCGTTTTATCGCGGGAAACGCTGTAGGCCAGCTCCAGCCGTTCGGTGCGGAAGTCTTTGAACAGGTCGCGGATGTCGGGGTGGTCGTTGATGGAGAGCATGGCTTTGCCTTTGCTCTCTTTCATCAGTTTGGCCAGCAGCTCGTATTGCGCCCAATTAAAGGCGCGGTCGTAGCCTGCGGTCTGCCAGTACGGCGGGTCGAGGTAGAAGAAGGTGTGTTCGCGGTCGTAGCGTTTGAAACACTTGTCCCACGGCTCGTTTTCGATGATGACGCCGCCTAGGCGGTGCTGTGCGGCTTTCAGACGGCTTGCGATGTCGGCGGCACTCCATGAGCGGGCGGTCGTGGCGGTGCCGAAATGTTGGTCGACCGTTTTGCCGCCGAATGCGTTGTGTTGCAGATAAAAGAAGCGTGCAGCGCGTTGGATGTCGGTCATGCATTCTGGCGGCGTGGATTGCAGGCGGGCGAATACTTCGCGGCTGGTCAGCGTCCATTCGAACTGGCGCACGAACTCGTCAAAGTGGTGTTGTACCACGCGGTAGAGATTGATGAGCTGGCCGTTGATGTCATTGAGCACTTCGGCTTTGGCAGGTTCGGGGCGCATAAAGAACAAGGCCGCACCGCCGCAGAAGGGTTCGACGTAGCAAGTATGCTTGGGGAACATGGGCAGCAGGTGTTTGGCCAAGCGGCGTTTACCGCCCATCCACGGCACTATTGGTTTTGGGGTCGTTTTATCGAGCATTCATGGTTTCCTTTCGGGTCACGATGCTCGGCGGCATTCTCGGTTGTTAAAGAGCGGCAGCGGTTGCTTGCTTTGCAGCGCGGGCATTTGATTTCGAAGTCGCCGCGGCCGACTGCCAGTAGTTTGTTACAATTTGTGCAACGGAATTGCATTTTTTGATGTTTCCCACATTGGTTAGTGATACAATCCGCCCTGCCTCGCGAGGCGGCGGCTTTGGGTCAATGCAGGCTTACTCTGCTTGGCCGGCGCGGTTGGTGCTCCAACACCGCCGCGTCGCCGTCTTTCCATAAAGAAAGCCCTGTCATTGTGACAGGGCTTTTGCTTTGGGGATTTTAAACGGTTTTAAAAATCCCGTCCCCGCATAAGAGCGGCCAAGCAGTTGGGGCTGTACGTCCACGCTTCGCTCAGGCGCAGGGCGCGGGCGCACCATTCGGAGCAGAACCAACGGGTGCGGCTTTGGCGCAGGCCGAGTACCGTGCCCAGTGCGCCGCGCCAGTCGTAGCCTGCGGCTTTGGTTTGCTCGTACAGGGCGGCGGCGGCTGCGGCGGTTTCGGGCGGCAGCGGGATTAAGTCCCATTTTTCAGACGGCAGGGGCATGGTTTTGAGGCGCACGCCGCCGTCGCGCACGGAGCTGGAGTAGCAGCGGTAGCGGCCGCCTCTTTCGGCTACGGCAATCTCGCAATGGCTGTACGGCCCGCGCGTGAACAGGCGGATCAGGCGGTCGGCGGCGCGGGCTTTGAGATACGGCCATGCCTGTTTCCAGCCTTTCCAGTCGCGGCCGCCTTTGTAGCAGGCTAAATACACTCGGGTCATTTGGGGTTTCCTTCGTTTTTTTTAGATGGTGTCGGGCATAAATGCCGGATTTACGGTTGCTTTGGGCGTCGGGCATAAATGCCCGACCTACTGTTCGGGGGCGGCCGACCAGCCGCTTGAGAAGTCGTATGCTTCGGGATTGTCGGCGGCGAGCATGGCGGCGCGGTGGCGTTCGGCGTTGGCGAAGTCGGCCTGTTCGCACGTTAAGAGCGTCATGGAAAGCTCATCCAGCAGGGTTTTGGTCATTTGGACGAAGCTGCCGTCCATCGTTTTCCATTGCAGGTTGTCGGGTAAGGCAGGCAAGGTACGCAGGAAGATGTATTGCTGGCGGCTGGACGCGTCGCTGTGAAACCATTTTCCGGCGGATTCAACCCATACGCCTGCGGTGACGGCTTGGGCGCGGCGGGCTTTGATGGCTTCCCACGCGGCGGCTTGGCGGCGGGCTTTGAGCGCGGCCTGTTTGTCGGGGTCGGGCTGCCACTGTTTCTTTTGGGCGTTCCAGTCGTGACACTCCGACGGGCGCGGTTCGAGGGTGAGGCCGTCTGAAAGCGCACCGGCTTTTTCGATGGTGACGGCTTGGCCGGTGGCGGTGTCGTAGGCGGTTCGGCCGCGATAATCATCGATAAAGTCCCAGCCTTCGCCGTTCCAACATGCGGCTTTGCCGGCGGGGATGTCGGACGGGGCTTCGGCTTCGATACAGCCGCCCGGGATAAGGTAGCTGCCGTCGCGGGCGTAGATGTCGAGGTCGGCTTCGGTCATGCCGACAAACAGGCCGTCTGAATCGAGTTGGCAGACGGGTTTGGTCCATTGGATTTGGGTCATAAGGTTGTCCTTTCGGGATTAGATTTTGATGATGGCCAGCAAGGCGATGTTGCGGGGGCGGGTTTCGGCGGCAACGCGCGGGGTACCGTAGTTCAGGTGCGGCAGGTAGTCATGGGTATGCCAGTTATCCCCTTGGTCGACAACGGCCGGAGCCGGGCTCATATCGCTGCTATTCATGGCGACAACCTGATGGTAGTTGAGGCCGTGCATACGCGCGTTGCTTTCGCTGCGCTTCAAATTACGGGCATGTCCCTGGAACGCGTCGGCCTGCGCCGAGCCCAACGCCCGCCCCGCATCCACCCCACGCCCGTCGTCCCAGCCGCGCAGGAATTCGCCGCGTCGGTCAGGCAGGTTGAAAGTGGTCGTGCCGTTGCCCGCGCCATAGCGGGTGCCGAAAATGGCAAACAGTTTGGCGTAAGTTTTGCGTGAAACGGCAGCACCATTGGCTTTCAGCCAGCCGGGTGGCGCGGTGTCGCCTTCGTAATACATGATTGCTCCGCTTGGGGCAGCTTGGAGGGCGGCATTTTCTGCGGCTACGGCTTTGTCATAGGCGGTTTTGACGGCACGGCTGGTAGCGAGCTTGGCTGTGTCGTTTAGGTTGACCGCGTCGCTTCGGTCGGAATACAGCATGATTTTGTCGTTGCTGTACTCGAGCGAGCCGTTGTCTTTGAGTTGCAGCGTTTTGTTACTGGTTTTGTTCATCAGGTAGGTGTCGCTGCCGCCTATGCCCAGCGCGGCGGTGCGCCCGTCGCTGCGGTTGACGGTCAGCCCCGCCATGACGGGGGCGGAGGTGAAGGTCTTCACGCCCGCTACGGTTTGGTTGCCGTTTAACATCATCACGTCTTGTTCCCGCGCCAGCCTATCCCATACCGACCAACCTGCCGCGCCGGTAATCGGATTGTTGTCGTTGCCGCGCACCCACAGCCTGCCCGCTTCAGCAAGAATCTGCGTGCAGTCGCTGGCGTGGCCTAAAACCAAGCCGCCGTAGTCTCCGGTTGTCGGCAGGCCTGCCGCTGCGGTGGCTTGGCGGAAAAAGGTGGGTGTAACCGTGGTATCAAGGTCGACACCTGTCCGGTTTTGCGGGTCGGACGCGGCAATCTGCGCATTGACAAACTGCTGCACCCAGCTTTGATAAGCCGCCGTTTCGCCGCCCGCTACGCGTGGGAAGGCCACGCGGCCGATTTCGTTTGCTCCGCCAGCGCCGGTGAAGACGAGGTTGAAGCGCGCGCCGTCGGCATTGCTGCCGACCGGCTCGGTTTCGAGCCGCCAGAAGCTGCCGTCTGAATTGGTAAAACGCAGTTTTTCCCAGGCATTGCGCTGGATATTGAGTACGCCGTTCGCTAGGGTTTGGTTGCCGCTGTTGCCCAGCTTGTCGTCGCCGAGCCGCGCCCATGCGTTCCAACCGCTGCTGCCCGATGTCTGCGTGCGCGTCCAAATGCCCGAATTGTTGTAGGGGATATAAACTTGCGTGCCGCCTGCGACGGCGGGCAGCACGAACAAGGTACCGGCCAGTTGCGCGGGATAATTGTTGGCGGCGGTGCTGCGTGCGTTGGCGGATTGAACCCATACGCCGGTATTGGCTGCCGTTGCGGTCAGGTCGTTCAAATTACGGTTGGCGGGGATTTCGCCGCGCAGTTTGAAGCTGTCGCTAGATACACCGTCGATGAGGTTTTTCAGCAGGCGGCCGGCATTGGCGATCAGGGCTTCGGTTTGGCTTTGGCTGGCGAGCGTGTCGTTCAGCTTGACCACGCCGGCAACCGTGGTGCTGGCCTTGTCGATGGCGTGGGTGTGGGAGGCGGTTTGCACGCTGTTTGTCGTGGCGGCGGTAATCGTGCCGGGCGTGCCCAGCGTGATGGTGCGGTTGGCTTGCAGGCTGCCGCCGCCGGAGAGGCCGTTGCCTGCGGTGAGGACAAGGGCTTTGTCGGCTTTGAGCGCGAGCGCGTTGTCGGCGGCGGTTTTGTTATTGCCTATGCTCTGCACGGCTTTGGCCAGCTCGGTTTTGAGCCACAGGGTGCGGTTGGCCAGCTCGCGCGTGGGGCGGTTGTCTATGCCGTTGGGGCCGCCCATCACGGGGTCGGAGGTTTCGAACTGGTAAATGCCCGCTTCCCAGCGGTTGGTTTCTACTAGATTTGCCATGTGTTTTCCTTATGCGGTTCCTCTGTTGAAGCGGCCGTCGCGGGTAATGCGGCCGTTGTGGCGGACGGCGGACGCTTGGTAATCGAGCGCGGCCAGTACGCAGCGGGCGGGTGCGAAGGCGCGCAGGGTGTGGCGCAGCAAGGCCGCCTGTTCGTTGGTAATCGGGGCGGCCATGATGACGCGGTAGTGCGCCCAGCGGTCGCTGTGGCCGCGGGCGTAGCGGCCGTCGCGCGTGATTTCGCCGTCGTGGCGTTTGTTGCCCATGCCCTCGATGAGTTCCACTTCGCCGAAGCCCAGGCGGCGCACGATTTCGCGGATGGCCCACGGCGTGCCTTTGTAGCGGTGCAGCTCATACGCACCTTTAATCAGGCGGCGGCGGGCTTGGTCGGATTCGGCCAGCCAGTAGCCGTCCGCCCCCAGAATGCTGCGGCTCTCGGCCAGCAGGTCCAGATGTTCGGGCGCGACCAGATGTACCAGCCGCGGCATGAGTTTGGGCGTATCGGCCAAATCCAAGCGCAAACCCAAATCGGCCAGCATTTTGTAGCGTTGGTCGCGTTCGATGATGTCGGCGTAGGAGAGTTCGGCCACGGTCTAGCCCTCCTGCTGCTGCGCGGCGGTGTTAATGCGTACCGAAGTACAGCGCGCCCATTGGCCGGGGGCGATGACCTGCAGGGCGGGCGAACGCAGGATGACGTTGTACACGCCTTCTACTTTTAAGGCCGTCTGAATATCCAGCGGCACGATGTCCAAGCCCAATTTCTCCCTGCGTCCGGCTTCGTAGGCCGCCCATGCGCTTTTGGCGGCGGCCAGCACGGTATCGGGATTGCTGCCTTCGTACAGCACCAATTCGGCGTCGAGCGTGTAATCCACCGCCATCGGTGCGGCCACCGTAACCGTATCGCACAGGGGGCGGCGGCGTTCGGCGGACAAGGCTTCGCGCACTTGGTTCAATAATTCTTCAGACGGCATGCCGGTTTTGGTCAGCACGGTTACGCGCACCTGCCCGCCGACCGGTTGGCCGTCTGAAGTTTCGGGGTTGTCGACGAACACGTCGCAGATGGTTTGGTTGACGGCGCGGGCGAAATACTCGTATGCGCCCACGGGTCCGGCCACGCTGAAACTTTCGGGGGCAAGCAGAATGCGTTTGCGGTAGGCTTCGTCGTCTTCCATATCCGCGCCGCCCGCGGACACGCTGATGTTGGCGGCTTTGATTTCCACCCCTGCCACGGGCTGCACGGCCAAGCTGTTGATTTGCCCGGCCGACCAGCCGTTGCCGACTACGCCGCTTTGGGTGCAGACGGCTTCCACCGATACCGCGGGGCGTTCGGCGGTCAATACCGCCGCTTCTTCGGTGGCAAACGCCACGTCGCCCGCCGAGACCAGTGTCCCGGCCGGAATAAAGGCCGTCTGAATCTGCGCCAAGGCCGCAGGCTCCGCGCTGAAACGGATGGTGCAGCGGGCGGCAGAGGCATTCAGGCGCGGCGTGTTGACGTCATCGCCGCAAATATCCAACATCAAGCCCGTGGCAAAGCGCGGGTGCTGCTGGCGGTAGGCTTCGTTGAGTGCCTTGCGGGTCAGGGTCTCGCGGTAGGCGTAGGTATTGATGAGCAGCCGCTCGATATGGGCGGGCTGTAAGGTTTTGCCGCTGCGCGCTTCGTAATCGGCGATGGTTTCGGCCAATACGGCGGCCAAATCGTCTTCCACCGCTTTCACGTCTTCGCGTTTCAGTTTGCTCAAATCCATGCCGCTGCCTCCAAATCCAAATCGGTGCGGTACACCTCGCCGCCCACATCGTCGGCCACGCGCCAATGCACGGTCATCACGATATGCGGGGCGTTGCCTGTAAAAGTCACGTTTTCCACCGCGGCGCGTTTCTCCCATGTCTGAACGGCCAGCACCACTTCGCGCACGGCGTTGGGTACGAACACGTCTTGCGGCGTGTCGAGATAATCAAAGTGGTTGCTGCCGAAATCGGGGCGGGTCACGTCCGCGCCTTTGCGGGTGGAGAGGATGTTTTGAATGCACAAGCCGATATCGTCCGCGCCCTGCGTCAGGCCGCTGCCGCCGGGGGCGAGCTGCCAGTGTTTGGATACGGGGTGGTCGAAGCGCATAAAAAATCCCTGCAACTGAATAATCGGTTGCAGGAATTTTGGCAAAAGGCCGTCTGAAAGGCTTTTAAACGGCTTTAAAGATTGGATTACTTCGGCTTGCCCGTCGTGCCGCCCGAATCGCCCGGGTGGATGTGGCCCGGCAGGCTGATTCTGCCGGAAGTGATGTCGCCGGTGGCGTGAATCGCGCCGTCGATATTGGCCGAAGCACCGCCGCCGCCCGAGCCGCTCATGCCGGCGGTGTAGGTCAGGAGGCCGTTGACGGTCAGCGTTTTTTCCACCACGGTATCCGCGTCGATGGTGACCACACCCGAAGTTTTAACCAGCACGTTGCCGCTCGTGCGGTCGTGTTCGATGAGCGTGCCGTTGGAAAAACGGCGCACCCATTTGTCTTTGCTGGCGACGGGCGGCTTGTCGGCAGCGTTGTAGGTCGCCCCGATTACCGCGCCGCTTTCGCCCTGCGCGTCCAACAGGCAGACGACTTGTTCGCCTTCGTCGGGCAGGCTGTAAAACCGGTTGCCGCCCGCTGCCGGGGTCACCATCGGCAGCCAATCCGTTTCCATGTCTTCCAAAGCGGGCAGGCGCACGCGCAGGTTGTGGCCGGCTTCGTCCACCGCGCTCACAATGCCGAATTGCAGGGTGGCGGCGAAATCATGGGTTGGCTGCTGTTTCATTGTCGGTCTCCGTTTCGGGGGTTTCGGGGATGTATTCCACCATTTTGATTTCCAGCTCGGTGGTGTAGCCGGAATGCCGTCTGAAATCGTGCCGCGCCTGTTTGACCAGATAGCGGCCGCTGAATTTGCCTTGGTTTTTAAGCTCCACCACCTGCCCGGCCACCAAAAGCGCGTTGCCAAACAGCGAGACGCTGCCCGCGATTTGCTCGTCTTGCGCGGCGGCCAGCGCGGCGTCGGCGCGGGCGTTGGTCTGGTCCTGGCTCTCGCCTTTATTCGGGATAATCCGAAGGGTGTCGCCGCTGACGGCGCGTTTGGCTTTGGGGCGGCGCGGTTTGGCCTTGCGCTCGGCGGTGAAAGTCTTTTTCTTTTTGGCGTCGTAGCCCGACACCACCGCCTTGTCGGGCACGCCCTTAATCAGATCGCGCAGCCGCAGGCGCGTGATGTCTTCGGGCAGCAATACCGCAACTGCTTCGCGCTCGGCCAGCTTCACATTGTCGGTAAACACCAGTTTGTCGCCTACGATTTTAAAGGTGTGGCCGTACTGCCGCGCCAGCCGCGTGAGAAATTCGACATCGCGCTCCTGATACTGGGTGACGCGCTCGATTTTGATATCGCGCACTTCGCCGTCGGGCTTGAGTTTCAGACGGCCCGCCACTTCGCGCACGATTTTGGCCAGCGTGGTTTTTTCATAGGCGCGCGGCTTTAAGGTGCGGTTGGCTTTGGTAATGCCTGTCGATAAGGCTTTCAGGCTGACCACGCTGGGCGCGGTGGCGTATTCGATTTCGGCAATCTCGAAACCGCCCAAATCCACCAAGCCCGTAAACTGGTCGCCCATGCTCAAATTCAGGCGGTCGCCCTGTTCGGGATACCAGCCGCGCAGCCAGCGGCCGTCGGTGTCTTCAAACTCTACCTGCAATTCGTCGGACTGCTCGCCAAGATAGTCGGTATAGCTGAACGAAATCAGATAGGGCGAAATCTCGCCGGTGATGTCTTTCTGCTCGTACTTGATGACGAAATCGGGGCGGGTTACGGGGCGGCTGCCGCCGCCGCCCGAGAAGCCGTTTAATTGCAGAAATGCGCCCAATGCGTCCATTGTGTTTTCCTTTCAGGCTGCCTGAAACTACCTCATCCACGGCGGCATGGCCGCCTGATTGCTTTGCGGTTTGGCGTCCAACACCGGCACGAATACGGTCAAGCCGCTTTCAAACTCCTCGGCCAAAGGCAGGTGCGGATTGGCCGCCATCAGCCCGTCAATCAAGAATGCGTTACCGTAATGTTTATAAGCAATCAAATCCCAGCGGTCGCCGTCGCGCGTGGTATAGCGGATAACTGCACTCATAAATCCCTCCTTACCGCCAGCCAAGCGGTCAGCGTTTCCACCGCCGCCGCACCGTCGGCCAATGCGCCGCCCGCCCGCTCCACCGCGCCTGCGCCGCCGGAGAGCCAGTCGAGCGGATTGCCGCCCTCAAACGCCGCGCGTGCCGAAGCCACGGCGCCGCCCAGTTCCGAAGCCGCCTGCGAAGCCTGCGCCGCCATCTGCGCCGCGCCCGACAAATCGCCGATTAAAGAAGTAACCTGCGGCAGATTGTTCAGACGGCCCAATACGCCGCCGCCGATGTCCAACGCTTCGCCCAGCATATTCAGCGCGCCGGCCGGGTCGTTTTTAAGCTCGCGCACCGCGCCGGCCAGCCGCTGCATACCGCGTATGCCGTCCTCAGCCTCGCGGTATATCTGCACGCCTTGCTCCACCGCCTGCATGATGTCGGAAGCCTGCGCCTGCACCGATTCGGGCAGCAGGCTCAGCAGCGGGTTTTTGCCCGACTGGGCAATGCCCGGCGCGGGCAGCGGATTGTTTGGGTCGCCGACGAACTCGGTCAGCTCCACATCCAGTTCCCGCGCCGCTGTGCGGCCTTTGGCGTCCTGTATCAGCGTGCGCTCGGAGAGCCGTTCAATCACAAACCAGCCGACAAACCGCCCGCTGCCGAATACCAGCGACACCGCCTGCTGCGCTTCCAATGCTGCCAACAAACCTTTGTAGGCCGTATCAGGGTTGCCCAGCAGCCAATGCAGTTTGACACCGATACGCAGCTCGGTCAGTTCGTTGCCCACCGCCTGCAAACGCGGCCGCCCGGCCAAAACGTCATGCCGGGCAAATCCCGCCCCGTGCCGCGCTTCCAGCCGCTCGAAACCCTGCAACAGCTCGAAGCGCACGTCGCCCAACATCGCATACATCAATATGCCCTCCGTTCACGATCCGCCATCATGCGGCGGAACAACTCTTCAAACTCGCGCAAGCCCATCTGCAAGGCCTTCTGAATTTGGTCGGGGTCGCCGCCCGGCGCATGGATGGTCGGACTAAAATTAACCGTGATTGCGCCGTTGGCGGCGGTTGCCGTTTCCTGTTCGCGCTGCGCCCGGGCAGCGGCAAACTCCCCGCTGCCGCCCGACACCCGTGCCGCAATATCGCTGCGCAGCTGTCCGACACGGTCGGCAAAGCGTTGTTTCAGACGGCCTGCCATATGGCCGACCGCCGCCACCGGCTTGGCCGCGCCCTTGCCGATACCGATGTCCAAACCGCGTGTGATAAAGTCGCCGTAGGAGCGGAATACGCGGCTGGGGGAGTGGATACCGAACATGGACTTGGCTTTGGCCATCGCCGACGAAGCCATATTGGAAATCGCAGAAACCACCAAACCCGCACCGGCGGTAATGCCGTTGGCCAAACCTTGGATAATCTGGCTGCCGAATGCCGTAAAACGGGCGGGCAGCCCGGCCAAAAAGCCCCAAACGGCGGCAAAGGCCGTCTGAAAAGCCGTTACCGGCGACCACGTCATAATGAAATTGCTCACCGCATGGACGGCGGCGGAAACAAAACCCGTCAGGCTGGTCGGCAGTTCGATACCGAAATAGCCCATCACCGCCGCAAACGCCTGATAGAAGAGGCCGACGGGAGACCAGTTGAGAATGGTCGCGGAAATATTGGCAATACCGCTTGAGAAGAAGCCGGTAATGTTGTTCCAAGCGGTAGAAACGAGACCGACCAAGCCGCTGATGGCACCGCCGACCCACAAGCCCAAAGCCTCGCCGAAACTTGCGGCTTTGGTTTCCGCCTCCGAGCTGACGGCAAAGAAATCGGAGAACCAGTCGATAATCGGCTGCACCAGCGGTTGGATAAATGCCCATACGCCGCCCAGTCCATCCATAACGGCAGAGCCGACCTGAGCCATCAGCCGCATAAAGCCCTCAAACAGCGGCATCAACGGAGCCAGCCCCTGCTTCAAACCCTGCCAGAAGCCGGCAAAAAACGCCTTAATCGGCTCCCAGTAGGTATAGACCGCAACCGCAGCCAACATAAGGGCGGCAATCAACAGCCCGAACGGATTGAATGCCAGCAGCCGCATCGCCACGGCAACCGCACGGAAGGCTCCGGCAAGCAGCTTTAGGGGGGATAGCAAACCGCGCAGAATCAGGCTGCTTAAGTTTTTCAATACGCCTGCGCCGCCGCTTAGTGCGGAGGCAAACGACAGCTTGGGTAAGCGGAATTTCGGCAGACGGATTTTGGCAAAGCGGAAGCCCATAACTGCCTGAGCACCGCGCTTGGCGGTATTGGCCAAATATGCTTTGAGCGCGTTGTTGGTATTACGGTAGCCGCGTGCGAGACGGGCAAAGGCGCGGTAAGTTGTACCGGCCAAATTGCGCTGGCGCAGCAAAGCACCGTTACCCAGCAATGCGCCCGCACGGAATACTTGGAAAGCGGCCTTGCCCTGAAACAATGCGGAACGGAGTTTGAGCGCACGTAAGGAAAAAACGATTAAGTTAGATTGAAAAAGATTTAAAGCAAGCCGAGCAAAAAACGAACCGGCCACAAACGACGCAACGGCCAAAGCAACTTTAATCAGACCTTTCGCCACTTGCGGATTGGCACGCAGCCAATCGGTCAACCCGGTAATCAACGGTCGTACCGACTGCACCAATTCATTCAAAGGCGGCAGCAACACTTTGCCGATGTCGATTCCCAACTCGGCCACGCTGCTTTTAAGCAGCTGCAGTTGGTTGGCGGTAGTTGCGGAACGGTTGTCGAACTCCCGCCCCATCGAGCCGATGTATTTCAGGTTGCCGTCGGCATCTTTCTCCGTCAGCAGGTCGAGCTGGCGGTTGTATTCTTCGGTATTGTTGGCCAGCAGCAACACGTCGTCGGCATAGTTTTTGCCGAACATTTTCAAGAGCAGCGGATATTGCGCGTCTTTGGGCAGCTGCTTGAGCCGCCTCATCAAATCCTGAATCGCACCCTGTGCGTCTTCATTCATGGCCTTGGCGAAACTTTCGGTGGTCAGCCCCAGTTCGGCCAGCTCTTTTTTGCCGCCGCCCGCCTTCAATATTGAAAGTGAGGTCACCATACCCTTGATGGCCTGCGCGGCCAGCTCGGGTGCCTTACCCATACTCAGAAAGGTACTGCCCAGAGCCGCGCCCTGATTCTCAGTCAGACCGAGCTGTTTGATATCGCTGCCCACACGGGTCAGTACGTTGACGATGTCGGCAGCATTGGAGTTGGCGTTGTCCGACAAATGGTTGATGGCATCGCCCAAAACGCCGATTTTCGGAATCGGAATCTGCAACACATTCGACAGCGTGGCCATTGCCTCGCCCGCCTGCCCCGCCGCCATATCGAACGCCACGCCCATTTTGGCGGCATCCGAAGCAAAGCCGATCAGGTTCTCGCGGGCAACGCCGCTTTGTCCGCCCGCCGCAACAATGGCCGCCAACTCCTCTCCGGTCATCGGAATGCTACGGGTCAGCTTCAGAATATCCCGCTCCATTTCCTGAAACTGCTGCGGGGTGTCGAAATTGACGACTTTTTTCACATCGGCCATTGCCGATTCGAAGTCAATAGCCAGTTTTACCGGCATAATCATGGCCGAAGCCGCACCGACGGCAGAATGCCAACCGCTGAGTATGTTTGCCCGCGTCTCTTTCAGACCCTGTTGTTTGGCTGTTAGTTTTTCCAGTCGGCTTTGGGTGCCTTTCAACGAGTTCAGCGTCCGGTTCAAACCGTCGTAAGAACGTTTCAGCCTGTCCACCTGCGCACCGGCGGCAGGATTTTCCAGCCTGCGTTTCAGTTGGGCGGTAGCGGTCTCCGCCTGCCGGATACTTTGAGTCAGCGCGCGTGTCGAACCGCCCAGTGCGGCCAGCGCGCTCTGGGCGGCACCAACCACGGCGGAAGCCTTGATGACTATTGCTAATTCGGCAGACATGATGTACTCTTAACGGAAATATTCTTAACTGGGTAATCGGTATGGCTCTGATTATTGTGTTCTTATTGGCTGCTGCAGCTTTTTTGTTGGGTGCCTATATTCTTGGTGGCATCGTTGGGTTGTTTTACGGTCTTTACCTCGCCGTTACCGGCAAATAAGTCAAACCCCTCTCGCATAACCCGCCTTAATCTGGCGGGTTGCTTCTTTCTGCCAGTCTTCAAATTCGTCCAACGGCAGCGCGTACACATCCTGTACGCTCCAGCCGAACCACCACGCGATATCGGCAGCAGCCGCGAGAATCCGTTTGTCGGCCTCTGCGCGGCTCAGCCTTTCCGTATTACGCCTTTTGGCCGGGAAAGCAGTTTTGCAGTGCCTGCAAGTCCTCCAAATCCAGCAAATCCAAATCTTCGGGTACTAAGCCGGTTACGCGGGCGATAATCGCCAAGCCTTGCTCGGCTTCGTTTTCAATGTTCGCCACCGCGCGCAAGTCGCCCACGCGGGTGCGGCGCACGCTCACTTTCTCCAACACCTCTCCCGTCGGCAGGCGTACCGGGTATTTCAGTTTCACGTCTTGGCTGATACCCATCTCGCTGTGCAGTTGTTTGGCTTGGGTCATTTTTGCAATCCTTTTTCAAAAACAGGCCGTGCGGGGCGGCCGGACGAATCCCGCATGTCGGATGTCAGTTTAGGCCGTCTGAAACCGCGCGGCTTTTAAAAGCCTTTAAAAAAAACACCCTGCCACAAAGCAGGGTGTTTCTTGTTCCGGGTCGGTTTTTCAGACGGCCTACGCGCCGATGTTTTTACGCATTTGGCTGAGTACGTCTTGGCCGTCCACGCGGTAGGCGTTGGTCAGGGCGTTGAAATACAGCACTTCGCGGCCGTCGAGCATTTGGCGGATTTCGGTGGCTTGGAAGGTGCTGCTGAACTCGGCCTTTTCCTTGGGTTTGTAGCCACCCAGCGCGTTTTTGCTGAACACGGCGGTGACAAACGTCACCAGCGGCACTTCCTGCGCCAAGCCGCGCGCGTCGAAGGTCTGGTAGTTGGCGCGTACCATCAGCTGCACCGCTTTGAACGGGTTGGCGGCGCGTTTGGCGACTTCGGGGAAGAAGCTGTTCCACGTAATTTCGCCTTCGAGAGCTTCCACGCCGTTGGGCAGTTTGATGGTGCCGGCCAAGCCCAAGCCTTTGAATTCGTCTTGGCCGATTTCCATTTCCGGCAGTTTGAATTCGGCGGCTTTGCCCAAGAGGTTGTTGCCGTCGATATAGACGTTGGCGTTATAAATGGCGTTAATTTGGCTCATGTTGTTTTCCTTTCAGACGGCCTTAATTCGTACCGGCCAGATTGACCAGATATTTGCGGGTCAGCACGCTGGTATTGGTAATGCGCTCGGCAGGCAGCTTGGGCGTGTAGTCGTACACAATCGGCACCTGGCCTTTGCTGAAGGCGTCGGCCAAATCGTAGTCGTAATCCAAGCCCACGTTGAAGCCGACGATGGAGCGCAGCGTGCCCAGATAGGTGCGCACGGTTTCCACCAGGCTGTCCAAGAGTGCGTCGTCAATCGGGCGGTCGATGTATTGCAGCTCGGCGCGGCGGATACTCTCGTCAATCAAATCGCCGGTGCGCTGGGCGGTTTCGAAGTTTTTGATGTGGGTCACGCTCGGGAAGCAGGCCAGGCGGTTGCCCCAGAGGCGGTAGCCCGTGCCGTAGCTGTTGAATACGGTGGTGATGCCTTTTTCGTTGAGGCGGTTGGTTTCGCTCTGCGGGTCGTCGGCGCGGGCGGTCAGGCCGATTTCCACGCCGGTGACGCCCAAAAGTTCGCGGTTGGAAATGCTGTACCAATAGCCGTTTTCCACATCGGTTTTCATGCGCAGCCCTGCGGCGTGGGTGGCAAGGCTTTCCAAACCCAATAAGCCGGTAACGTGCGGATAAAAAAGCTGGGCGCGGTCGCTGGACGTGTTGAAATTAATGCTGCCGGAAGGACCCCGTCCTTCCATCGCCTGCGACAGACCGGTGCCTTTGGGGGCGTTGATGTAGGCGATGGCATGGAGTTTTTCCGCCAGCACAATCATGGCGGCGGCGCAGGCGGCGGTTTGGTCGTATTCTGGCACGATAATGATTTTGGCGTCCGTGCCGAAGCGGTTGAAGCCTTCGGTCAGCAATTCCAAGCCGGTGCGCTTGCCGGTGGCTGCCTGAAAGCCGCCGAGAATGTCGGCTTCGGTCACTTTAGCCGGGTCGGTGTAGGTGTAGTCGACGGCGGGGTCGGCCGGTTTGGTTTTGAACACGATTTCGCCGGCGGCGGCGTCAAGGGTGTAATCCGCGCCCTCACTCAATTCTGTGCCGCCGTCGCGCACGGTGTAGCCCGGCTGCAGCGCGATATGGGCGGTGCGGGCGGTCAGCGTGTCGGTGTCGACGGTTAAGGCTTCGCCTTGTACCGCGGTTTTGTGTTTGTCCGGGTCGCAGACGTTGACCACGTAGGCAATGCCCGAGCCGTAGCGCGTGAAGATGTGCGCCGCGTCGGGGAGCGTGAAGCCCTTGGCGGTTTGCGTGCCGAACTGCGCGAAGTCTTTTTTGGTTTGGCACACGGTCAATTCGTTGACCGCGCCTGCCGGAGCGGTGCCGACGATGGCGGTAATGGCGCCGTCGACGGTGTAAACGGGATTGGAGCCGCCGTCAATGCGGATGGTCTCCGTGCCGTGGTGGAATGCTGCTGCCATGTTGTTCTCCTAAATCAATAGCAAATCTGCCTCGTCCCCCTCTCCCGCCGCAGCGGGGGAGGGTTAGGGGTGGGGGTCGGGTTTCAAATCGGTATCTAAGGGCTGCCCGTCGCGGCGGTAGCGGGCGGCAATAAACTTGGGCAGGTTTTCTGCCGCGCAGACCTGCACCTGCTGCGTCTCGGTCTGCACCCGCAATTCATACTGCCACGCGCCGCCGTCTTCGCTCAGGAAGGCTTCCGAGAGCAGATGGCAGGGCAGGCAGTGCGGCGGCGCGTAGCCGGTCACGGCCAGCCTGAGCGCGTCGAGCAAATCCAAAGCCGCGCCGTCGTGGTGCAGGCCGCGCCCGAACACGGTCAGGTGCAGCGTGATGTCGCGCTGCTGGCCAATCATGCCCAGCCCGTCGGGGCGGCTGAAACGGCTGCCCTGATAGCCCACCAGTATCGCGCCTTTCGGGTGGATAAAGCGGTAGGCGGCGGGATTGTCGGGAAACAGCTCCACCGCATAATCGGGCAAGGCCGTCTGAAGATGGTCGCGCAGGGCGAGCAGTATCGGTCGTGTCGCCGCCATCAGTAGCCGCTCCAGTCCTGCCGGCGGTTGGCGCGCACTTGGTACGCGCCGCGCTCGCCGTGCGCTTGCTCCACCGCACCGCCGGACGGCCCGGCGGTGTCGCCGACACGCACACCCAAATGGATTTTGCCGTCGCGGATTTGCTCCAACAGCTTCACCGCATTGGCGTGCGCCGCCTCTAAGGGCTTGGGGAAATCCGCCGCATTCACCCGCCGCTGGTGCAGCCACCACCGCGCAATATCCGTGCAAATCGGGCGCAGCAGGCTGGGCGCGGGGTCGAGCGGCAGGGTATAACGCCCCATCAGATAGCCGTCGGCCAGCTCGCAGGCGTAGGCGATGGCGCGGTCAACGATGGCCCAATCGGGTTCGCTGCCGTAGCCGTCGTCATTGGAAAGCTGAATCAGCTCCGTGCGGCTGACGGCGGCGGCCAAGTCTTCGCGGCTGATGTACACGTCTTACTCCGCTTCCGCTTTGGCGCGGCGGCCGCCGCGTTTGGGTTTGCCGGTATCGGCAGGTGCGGCTTCGGCGTTTTCAGACGGCCTTTCCGCATCGGTTTCGGACGGTAGGCCGTCTGAAATTTCTGCCTGTTGCGCGTCCAACTCTTCGCCGGTGCTCAAAGTCGGGCTAACGTGCACCGCCACCGCTTCGTATTGCGCGTCGGTCAGCTCCACCGCTTCGCCCGTTTCCACGCGGAAGTCTTTACCCGCTTCGTCCTGCAGAATCAGCGGTGTGTTGGCAATATAAATCTTGGCCATGATTAACCTTTCAGCAATACGCGGATGATGTCGCCCGCCGCTTCGGCCGCGGTCAATGCCGTGCCCGCAGCCTTCGCCGCACCCGTTACCGCGCAGCCCTGCGCGTCCGCGCCCACTTCGTTGCCCGCAGCCACCGCGCCACCGGCTTCTACCAGCGCAATGCCGATGATGTCCGCAGCCGCGGTATCGCCCTCGTCGCAGTCGTAAGGCGACACGCCCAACACCGCTTCGCCGGCCTTGGCCTGTTTGTTTTCAAAATTTACAAAGCGGTTGGCCACAATCGGACCGGCTGCTTTGACGGTAGCGGTTAAGACCACTTGTTTGGTTTGTGCCATATCGGTTCTCCAAAGTAGGTCGGGCATTCCTGCCCGACACAGGATTTAAGCAATCGCTTTTTCAAACAAAAAGCCGCAAGTCGAGCCGACCACCGCCGCTTTGCGGATGTCGGTGTAGCGGGCGTATTCCACTTTGCCGCCTTCGGCTTCGTAGCGGTCGACCAGCGGCATGCCGCGTCGGCGGAAGGTGTAGCCGAAGCTCGGCTCGCCCTCGTCGTTGCCGCCGGAGGCCGCATTCGGGCGCACAATCAGGCTGGCGAACTTGCCCCACACGTCGGCGGTCTGTTTTTTGGCATGAGGAGTGGATACCGCGCCGCCGACGATGATGTCGTCCAAATCCAACAGATTGCGGATTTGCTCGGTACTCAGCAGCGTTTTGCGCTCGTTCGCGCCCAATGCGCCGCGCAGGGCTTCGTTTTTCTGCAAAGCGTGCAACACGCTCGCGCCCACCACCAACACGCGCGGGGTCACGCCGCAGGCGGCACGCACCACTTCTTTGGCGTCGGCGATTTCAGACAGTACATCGGCTTCTGGGTTGCTCCATTGCTTGGTGGCGGACAGGTCTTTGCTGTGGCCGGATTCGTAAGCCGCCTTACCGGAAAGCAGGCGCGCCGTTTCAATCTCTTGGCGCAGCTGCACGCCTTTCACGGCGCGGCGCGTGGCCTTGGCACGTTCGTCGTATTGGCTTTCGGCCTGCTCGCGGTAGTCCACGCCGGCCGCCAAATCGTGCTCTTCCAGCACCACCGGCAGATAGCCCGGGCTGTCCAGCGTGATGATGTTGGAGGCCGCGCCGACGGCGCGTTCGGTGTCGTATTCCACAAACGAGCCCTTGCCGAACACCGGCACGCGCACACCTTCTTTGTCGGTGAATACCACCGGGAACACGCGCTCGGCGATAAAGTCGGCCTGCTTGTAGCCCAAAGCGAGCCGGGTCAAGACCGGATCGACCTGACCGCGCAGTTGTTTCAAATGAGCGTTACTCATGTTTTTTCCTTTTTGAAATGTTGCGGTGTCGCAACTTTTGATTAAACAGCAGCCGTGCGGCGCGCGGCCTCGGCGTAATCAATGCCTTCTTTTTCCGCCAAAGCCAGCGCGCGCTCGTGGTGGCTTAGGGCTTCGGGGTCGGCGGCTTCGGCAAAGTCGGCGGACAAGTCTGCCGGTTTCACGGTTTGGCGGCCTTTGGCCAGATGGCCGCCCAGTTTGTACTCGGGCAATACCGCCGCCAAGAAACCGCGCAGCGCAGCCGCCAACGGCTTCTTGGCTTCGCCTTCGCCGAAATCGGCGGTGTAGTGTTCGGGGTGCTCGGCAAAATCCAGCGCACGCACCACTAAGTCTTTATCGGCCGGTTTCAGACGGCCTGACTTCACCAAGCCTTCGGCAAAGTCGGCATTCTGTTGGTGGGCGGCTTCGCGCAAATCGCGCTCCTGCTCGTCCTGCAGCTTTTGCAGCTCGGCGGCTGTTTCGGCAGCCTGCGCCTTGGCCGCAGCGGCTTCCGCTTCGGCTGCTTCGCGGGCGGCTTTCTCCGCCGCCAGTTGTTCTTCCAAGGTCATGGGGTTCTCCTGTGGGTTGGGGTTGGGTTGGATTTCAGGTTCGGCTTCGCCGAATTGGGCAAATTCCTCGTTTTCCGCAAAGGCCACCGCCGCCAGTCCTTTGACTGCGGGCGGATGTGCGCCCAAGAAACCGACATGGCGCAAATACCACACGCCGGGCTTGGGGTTGTTCGGACTGGACGGCGGGTAGAAGCTCGCCGAAACTTTCTTATAGCGTCCGGCACGCACCAAACCGGCGAAATCATCGTCCACTTGGGCGAAGTCGGCGGAAAGCGTGCCGCCGTCCGCTTTCAAACCGCCCACCCAGCCGTAGGCAGGCGCGTCGGTTGCCGGATGGCCGACCACTACCGGCGCTTCGTGCAGCGCGGGGTCGTAGGCAGCGGCCGCCTGTTCCAACTCGGCAGCGGTAATCGTGACCTTTCTGCCGTTGTTGTCGGTATGCGTACCCGCCCTGAAAATCTCGTGAGCCATAAAAAAATCCCTGCTTTATCCTTATCGTTGCAGGGATTGTCGCCCGCCGCAGGTGCGGGGTCTTTTAAAAGGCTTTAAAAATTCAGACGGCCGAAGGGCGGTTTCAAAAAAGCCCCAAATTTGCGTTTTAAGCGCGTTTCGGCTGCGGGGTAGGCAAACCCTCGACCGCATTCCGAAACGCAATATAAAAGCGGTCAGGACAAAACCTGACCGCTATTGCGCTTGAAAGCCTACGAAGCGAACAAATCAATCTGCCGTTTCGCCCGATGATGAGCCGCCGCATCGCGCACAATCTTATAAATCTGCTGCATGGTCAAATCGAACTCACGCGCCAGCTCCGCATGGTTTTTGCCGTCGAACCTGCGCCAGATTTCCGCATCGCGTTCGTCCAATTTACCCAAATGGTTTTTGGGGATATACAAAAGCTGGCCGCCCCAATGCTTGCTGATGTGCGCCGACACCTGCCGCGCCGTGATTCGTGCGGTCTGGCGGTCGGTATTCGACACCGACACCAAACATGCCGCAATCTGCTCCTCCAAATCGACCATCAATTCCGCCGCCCGTTTGTTATCCGCTATGCTCATACCGTACCTACGACTCTCAAAACCCATTTCTTCAAATGCTCGATGACTTTTGACGCATTATCTACGTCCAGCCACCCCTGATAATCCACCCCCGTCATGCGCTTCACAAACTTGGCCAGAGCCAGCTCCGACGGATTGCGTACCGCGCCCAAGCGGTGCAGCTCCAACCACAGCGCGCGTATTTTTTTAACCTGCCCCGCCATATCCTCCTGCGGCTCGAACACCGGAATATCCGCGCCGCCGCCCTGCGGCTTGGCCGCCACCACAAAACCCCGCGCCTTCATCGCCCGCAGAGCCAGCTCCAATTCTTCAAGCGATAATTTGGTGCTGCTCGTCTTGCCCTGAGACACATTGGCCAGCAGGCAGCGGTAGTCCCCATCGGCCAGCAGCAGCTTGGACTTGGCAACGTGCAGCAGCTTAATCAGGCGGCTGCGTTTTTGGGCGGCGGTTTCCATTTTACCTTTCGCGGAATTCTCAAAAAGTGCAACAGCGTTGCACTTTTTACATTAATAATCATGTTGTTATAAATTATTCTATCCGCAAAATAATGGGATGGCAAATAAAAATGCCGTCTGAAAATATTTTCAGACGGCATTTGCACGGGGCTGCTTTACGGATTGACTGCGTCTTTCAAAGCCTTGCCCGCTTTAAATTTCGGAGCGGTATGCGCCGGCAGTAAAATGGTTTCGCCTGTTTTGGGATTGCGCCCGTTACGCGCTTCGACTTTGACGGCGCGGAAGGTGCCGAAGCCGGTCAACGCCACTTCTCCGCCGCCCGCCAATTCGTCAATCACGGCGCATTCAAACGCCTGCAACGCGCGGGTAGCTTCTGCTTTGGTCAGGCCGGATTGTTCGGCAATCGCGGCAATCAGTTCGGTTTTATTCATGGTTTACTCCAAGTTTTGAAATGCGGCAAACCGTGCCGCGCGGGTTCAGGTTAATGGATGTTTACTTTGTGTTTCTCTGCGTGCTCTTGCAGTGCGTCCCTCATGGCAAAGGCCATGCGCTGCGCCTCGGTTTGCTGCTGCTTGTCTTTGGGCGGTTGCTCGCCAAAGCAGCTTACTGCCACGCCTTCCGGTACGTCTTCCAATACAATCATTAATTTCGCCATTGTTTTCCTTCCTATTCAGTCAGGCCGCCGAGCTGTTCCAGCAGCTCCGCCAGCATGATTTCCAGCATACTGCACATAATTATTTGTTCGGCGTATGCCTTGCTTTGCGCGTCATCTGCACCTTCGGACTCTTCCAATACCGTATCCAGCCATCTGATACGTTTAAACGTCAGCTCGTCGGTCAATACAAAGGCAATACGGTCGCGCCATACCAAACCCAGCTCCGTAACCGTCATGCCGTTTTTGCGCATGGCGCACCACGTCTTCATCAGTCAAATTTTTCAGAGATACGCGTACTTTCGGAGCTACATTGCCCACACCGCGCAGTGCTACATCACAATCCAGCTCGAAGCCGCCGCCGCATTCGCCGAGCAGCAGCCATTCGGTCATCAGGCTGCCCGGCGACTGCTTGGTATGTGGCAATCGGGCTTCCAATCCGCCGAGTGCTTCACGCAGCTTGACCAGCAGGTTTTCCGAACGGTTACGGGAGGCGGTGTCGACCAACAAATATCGTCCGGCAAAAATGCCGTAAATGCGGGAAGTGTTGGTCAGTGCGCGCGGCAGCAAATCATCGATAATCTGCCAGCGCAACTCCCCGCGTTCGCGGCGGCCGATTGTGCGCCCTTCATTTCGCTCGATTTTCAGAACTTTATCCGTAAGCAGTGTATTGACGGTACCCGACGGCAATATCTTTTCTTCGCGTTTCAGGCAGAATTTCAGACGGCCTTCGGTTTCGTAAACCGCACGGTCAAAATCAAAAGGTACGGGATTACTGAAACCCTCGGAGAACCGATCCAAACCTTGCGGCGGTACAAACCAACTGCCGCCGAGCGATTCTTCCAAATGCCTTGCCTCGGGTTTTTCCAACAAAACAAACGGTGTCAATTGTTTGAACCACATCTCTTACACCTTCGCAATATCTAAATTCATCAATTGATACGCCCCCGCCTCATCGCGTTTGTACACGCGCACAAACGGCTTGCTGGTATGCACTTGCAGGCTGTCGCTCAAAGCCTCCATTGCTTTCTGCCATTTGTGGTCTTCGATGTCCAAACGGCGCAGACCCAGCACGCGGGCGGTGGAGAGGTTGCCTTCTTTATCCACTTGAAATGCCGCGTTAATCAGCGTTTTCAATTCGCTGCGGCTGCCTTCCGTCCATTCGTTGATACACTCGTCAATCAGGGCTTTGGCGGCCAGCAAGCCTTCGTCGAAGACCAGCGTGTCCTGAATCGCCAGATTGACGCGGTATTGGCCGTCGAAGCTGTGCAGGCTGATATTGCCTTTCTTGCCGCCGAGCTTTACGTCGTAGCGGTCGGCGGAAAGCTGCGCGAAGGCGGCAATATCGTCCATTGCCTGCTGTTTGAAATCAGCGATATTTGCCTGTACCGCCTGCGCCTTGCCGACTATTTCCATTACCAGCTCATCGCGCAGCAGGTCGGTTTCTTTGATGTTGGCCAGCGGGATTAAATTGCCCTTGGCGTCTTGTCTGTATTGGCTTAAATCAGTCATGTTGTTTTTCCTTTCGTTGCCTGTTTCAAAACTTCTTTCAAACGGCCTGCCGCTTGGCGGCCTTTTTCCATATCGAGTTTCGGCGGCTCGAGCATTTGGCGCGGTATCAGGCGCGGCGGCAGGTTGCGTATCAGTTCGGCCACATTCGGCCATTCTTCAAAATCGGCCAACATCTTAAAGGCCGTCTGAATGCGTATCCGGTCGAGTTCCTCATTCCATGCTTCGCGCCCGGCGAGCCGCTGCGCCCACATCTCGCCGACTACCGCCATATCCGCCGCAGCCGGACGGCCTTTCATGTTTTGCGCCGAAAGCATGGTCAGCCCTTGCGCGATTTCCAGCCGCAGCCAGTCGTTTCCCGCCCATTCCAGCAAAGCCGCCGCGCCTTGCCGCAGCTTGCTGTTTCTTGCTCCTCCGCTCCCTCCTCCGTCATGACGGGAGAGAGTCGGGGCGGGGGCTTGCTGCTGCCAGAATGTGATGTTTTCCAGCAGGAAGCCGTGCGACGACAGAGGCGGGGTCAAGCGGCCTTTGTCGCGGGCTTCGAGGCAGCGGCCGGCCGCCCAAATCCATGCTTCCCTCGGCGCGGGGTAGGCTTTTCTGCCGCGGCTGATTTCCCCCGCCCGTATCATCGGCAGCAGCTCCCCGAGCAGCTTGGCTACACGGGCAAAGCTCAAATCTTTTTCAGACGGCCGAAACAGGGTCAGATACTTGAGCATGGCGCGGGTCAGTTCGTCGGAAATGCCCGTCAGCGCAATCAAGGCTTCGCGTGCGTCGTCATGGGCAATCAATACCTCCAAGCTCATGGCCGCGCCGCAGGCGGGGCAGCGTAGTTTCATGGCTCAATCTCCTTCCAGTAAAACCAGAACCCGATGGTTATGGCCGTGATTGCGTTTTTGGTAATTCGGGGTTTGGTAATAACGTATGGTTTTGACCTGCACATTCTGCCGTTTGGCCAACTGGTAAACCGTACCCGTATCAATCAAGTTTTCCCCTTTGTACAGCGCGTAGATTTTGGCTCCCATCTCAAGCCGCCTTTCTCAAATCTTCGCTGCTCAAACAGCGCAATGCCTGAGCCACCACATCGGCTTCTTCTTCCAGGGCATCCGCCGATACCAGCAGCAAAATAAACACCCCCTGCGTATCCGACAGCTCGCAGCATACGCAGCCGCTGCGCTCGCGCCACACTTTGGCCTTAATCCTGCCGTAATCCCGCTCAATCTTCATCACACCCTCCAATCGGCTCATACACCACGCCCGCCATCAATTCGGCCTCATTCATACCGCCGTACACCTTTTCCCAAGCCTCGTGTGCCTCCGCCGCTTCTGCCGCCGCCGCACCCTGCGGGGAGCAGGCAGAAAATATCGCCAACACCGCCAGCCACAGCAGCAGGATATAGGCGGTAATCAATCGTTTCGCGCTCATCACACACCCCGCACCACATCGCCGTCTACCGTATCGAAGCCCAGCTCCGCCGCCTGATTCATCGCCGCAGATACCAAGTTGTTAACCGCCAGCGGATAGAGCAGGCTGTGCAGCTCCGTGCCTTTGCTGCTGCGGCTTTTTACCGTCAGCCGCTCCGCTACAGCGTCGATGGCCGACTGTGCCAGAATTTGGGTAACGTCCGCTCCGGCGCGGGCAAACTTGTGCTTCAGATAACCTTCCAATTTGCCGTCGGTCAGCGGCAGGAGCGTCACCACTTCGCAACGCTGCACCACCTCGCGGACAGCCGGATTGTTTTCGCTGAGCTTCTGCGCCAGCTCGGTCTGCCCGATTAGCACAATGCCCAACAGCCGCTCGAAGCCCGATTTCAATTCAAAAAAGCGTTTCAGGTGCTTCAGCGTCGGCAGCGGCAGGCCGTGCGCTTCTTCGATTAAGAGCAAATGCTTGTTGCCCGCCTTCGCGCTTTCCTGCAAGGCGCGGTGGATTTGGCGGAAACGCGCTTCGGGGCTGCGTTTCGGGCTGCTGCCCGGCGATACCGCTTCCAAAATCGCTTTCGGCAATATGCACCGCCTTGAGCGTTTTGCCTTTCTGGTCGTTGTCTTCCCATCGCCAACACATACGGCTCAATCAGCACAATCTGGCGGCCTTCGCGGTTGATGCGGTCTTGCAAATCTTCGCGCAGGGTCGATTTGCCCGCGCCGCTTTCGCCCACCACCGCCACAAAGCCGCCCGTGGCAGGCCGTCTGAAACATCGCCTCGCGTACATAGCGCACATCGGGGGTCATAAACACATCATCGGCAGACTGGATTTCATCGTGGAACGGGTCGCGCACCAGCCCGAAATGCTGTTTGGCGGCTTGGTTGATTTTCGCCTTTTCGTAGTAACATCTCTTTGTCCTCGCCTTTCATTAGGGTGGGCAGGTGCGGCTTCCGGCTCGTTTCTCAGGCTCGCTGGGATGTCCGCACCATTCTTTTCAAAATACTGCTTCAGTTTTTCGCGCAATTCGTTTGCGCCTTTTTTCGGCCAGTTCCCGTGGTTCACCACCGCTACCAACATCGGCTTGCTGCAGCCGATTTCGGCGGCAGCGGCAGCATAGGATTTGCCGATTTGTTTAAACGCTGCTTTCATAAGCTTCCCGTTCTGTGAATTTTCAGACGGCCTGCATTCATCAATTTATCGAACGCCTCGTCCAATCTGCTTGCTTCTATGCCTTGCGGATAGGCCGTCTGAAGCATCCTGACCGCCTGTTTCCAATCGCCGCCCGCGGCTTCGATGCGCGGTTTCAACAGCTTGGCCATTTCCACCTTGGAGAGCACCTGCTCGGCTACTTCCATACGGTTGTATTCCATCTGCGTGCCTTGTTTCGGCAGATACAGCGTATTGCGTGCGGCCAGCGTATCTTCCTGATGTTTGTAGGGGTCGATTTCGCCGTTAAACGGTACGGCCTTACCTTTGCGTTTGGCCGCCGCTTCTTCCAATGTGTCCGCGCCCATCGCCAATTTGTCCAGCTCCTTGGCATGTTGCTGCGCGACGGTATCGATCCGGCCTTTGTATTCCGCCCCGATAACTGCGGCATCGGCTCGGAAGCCCATTTCGTCAAACTCAATCTGCGGTACTGCCTGCCAGATTTCGTTGCCATCGGCATCATAGGTTGCCACCCGTGCGCCGTCGGTTTCCCAAGGGTTCTTGGCCACCAAGAGCTTCTGCCCGACCAATACGCCCCGAATGTCTTTCACGCTGTAATAGCGGCCGCCGAAGCGGATTTCCAAATCGGGCGACACCTTCGCCTCTTTCGGCGTGCTGATGGCCAGCTCCCTGCAATATTCCGCAGGGGGCGGCAGAATAAGCTGCTCCGCCTTGATTTTGTTCCAAGCCTGATAGCGGGTCAGGCCGTGGCGGCTGTGGATTTGCGTGGCGTTGTAGTAGCGCATCCAACGTTCCGCCAGCTCGTTCAATTGGTCGATGTCGGATACTTCGGTAAAGCGCAGGCCGCTTTCAAACGCCGTTTCCACAATGTTGTTGGCTTTTTCCACCTGCCCCTTGGCGCGCGGATTGCCCGGCTTGTTAATCTGCACATGCACATCCAGCGATTTACACAGATTTTGAATGCCGCCGAAGTATTCGCGCTGCCCGGGTCGAGCATCACCATGCGCGGTACGCCGCGAAACGGGTCTTTGGCAATATCTTCTTTGGCCTGCATCATGTAGATGAAAAAGTCGCACAGGTTGGCCGAAGTCTCGCCGCCGAAGTAGTAGCGGGCGACAATCGCGCCGCTGGCGTGGTCGGTGCCGGTGTATCTCCACACACGGTCCTGCTCGATTTTGATGACGTTTTTCGGCTTGTTTTTGTAAAACTCCTCCTCTTTCATCACCCGCAGCCCCGTGTCTCTGCCTTGGCGCGGCAGGTAGTAGAGTACGCACAAACTCGGGTCGATTTGCCAGCAATGGTTCGGGTGCTCCGACTTCATGCGGTTGACCGGGTCGGGCTGCAAAAAGCTGGTCGGGGGTGCAGCCGGTATTCGCGCAACGCCCGGATAATGGTCGATTCCGATAAGGGCAGCACTTCGCCCGTTTCTTCGTCAATCCGCGCCGCTTCGATTTTGCCGTTGGCGCGCAGCATTTCCACCGCCTGCCGTACCGCCATCAGCCGCTTGCCGTTGCGCCGCATGGCTTCCATCAGAGCCGACGAAATCAATGTGGCTCGTCAAGGCTCAGTTCCGACCTCCCGCATCGCTGCGCCGCTTGCGGCCGGTTTGACGCCACCGCCTCCAGCTTGCGGTAGAGCGTGGCCAAACTCATGCCCAATTCCGCCGCCTGCTGCTTCAAATAGGCCGACTTGTCGCCGCGCCCCAGCGTGTCCGCATGGGTGGCCACAGCAGTAAGCCGCTCGTTTAATGCGGGATTCATCTCAATCCTCCTGCTTCAACCACTCCGGCATATCGTCCGTCGGCGCATCTTGCGGCAGCGCGAAAGACGAGCGCAGGGTTTCGCAATCCAAAATAATCTGATTGATGGTGCCGACCATCTTGGCGCGGTGGTCGATACCGTGCGCCTCCGTATGCGCGTTCATCTGCTCGAACATCTCTTTCAGGCGGCTGACCTGCGAGCGGATGCCCACTTCCAGGCTGGTCAGACGCATGGCAAGCTCGCTGCCCACATCCGCCGCGTCCGGTTCTTTCACGGTTTTTTTGCTTTTTTCCAGCTTCTCCGCCAGCTCGTCGACTTTTTTATTCTTGTCAGCAATGACCTTGTCTTTCGCTTCCGCCGTTTCTCGGCTCTCGCGCAGGGCAGCACGGAGTTCACGCACTGTCATACGGTCGACATCATCCAAAGTCATACCGTTAACTTCTTCACCTTCTGCCAAACCAATCAGCGTCACATCTTCTTCTACCAGCAGTTCCAGCAGCTTGGATTTGCCTAAATCCATCAGCTTTGGGGCTGCTTTCTGCATTTGCGGGGTCGCGAAACGTTGGGT